GCCGATCGGGCGTGACGGCCCCGTCCCCCGAGGCCGCGACCGAAGCAACGTCGTTCGATGGACGCCGCTACCGGTCCGAGACGGAAAGAGAATTGAACCGCCTGGCTTTCCTTTGCTTCGGCGACGACAACGGCAAACGCTTCATGGCCTATCTCAAGTCGATCACCCTCAACACGGCGTTCGATGGCAACATTTCCAACGAGGCCCTGCGTCACATGGAAGGCCAGCGCTGGCTGGTCGGCATGATCGTCCAGCGCGCCGCCAAGGGAGCCGAGCAATGAAAACCATCGGAGACGGGCACGCCAACGTGATCCCGAAGGCCGCCAAGGATCATGTCGTCCGCACCATGGGCGATGACACCAAGCCTCCCGAGAAGCCCACCCCCCAAGAGAAGGACAAGGACGATGCCGGACGGAAATGACGAAGCCCAATTCATCGAGCTTGCCGACGGCACCGAGCCGTCCGGCGATCAGCTGACGCAGGCCACCGAGTGGCTGTCGAAGGCCGACGGGTTCGATCCCAAGACCATCGAGGGCAAGCCCGCGATCGAAGTCTGGAACGCCGCCCGCGCCGCCGAGGCGGCCCAGCGCAGCACGCCGTGGAAGGGCACGCCGTGGGAAGGCCTCAAGGTGCCCGACAAGTTCGTCAAGGACGGCAAGGTCAATGCCGGCGACCTGCTCAAGTCCTACACCGAGATCGAGAAGGCCCAAGGCCGGCGCCGCGACGAGGTGCTGACCGAAACCCGCGCCGCCGTCGAGGCCGAACGCCTGGCCGCGGCCCCCGCCGCCCCCGGCGATTATACCGTCCCCGAGAAGTTCAAGCTCGGCGACCATGAGATCACCATCAAGGGCGACGACCCGATGTTCGAGTTCTTCCGCTCGGCCGCCCACGAAATGAAGATCCCGCAGGCGAGCTTCGACAAGTTCGCCCAGGGTTTCGTCGCCGCCCAGATCGCCGCCATGCCGTCGTGGGAGAACGAGGCCAAGGCGCTCGGCCCGCTTGCCGAGCAACGCCTTACCCGCGTCGACGGCTTCATGCGCGGCTCGCTGTCCAAGGAAAGCTACGCGCAATTCTCGGCCATGCCGGCGACCGCCGAGCGCGTCAAGGCGTTCGAGGAAATCATGACCCTGGCCGGCCACCCGCCGATCGGCGTCGAAGGCAGCGCCATGCCGGGCGAGCGCTACACCCGCGAACAGCTCAAGGAAATGCAGAACGATCCGCGCTACACCGGCGAGAATGGCAAGATGGATCGCAACTTCGTCCAGAAGGTCCGGGCCGGCTTCAAGATGCTCAATGGCTAGTGAATAGACGCCAAAAAACGGCTGGGGCATAACGCCAGAGAGGCCGCGGCCCCGGCCGCCTTCGGCAGAGCCCCGCAAGGGATGAACTCAACCGCCGAAGCATCGGGAACAACCGTCCGACCGATCCCATCAACTCTTTTTTAGGACGGACGTTCACATGCCCAATCCCACCATCGACACGGCCTTCGTACAGGAGTTCGAGTCCGGCGTTCACGAGGCCTATCAGCGCCGCGGCTCGCATTTCAAGGCGCTGGTCCGCAGCCGCTCCGGGGTCAAGAACAAGACCACGTTCCAGAAGTACGGCACTGGCGTCGCCACGCAAAAGGCCCGCAATGCCGTCATCCCGCCGATGAACAACAGCCATACCAACGTCTCGGTCACGACCGAGGACTGGTACGCCGGCGACTTCATCGACGACCTCGACCTGCTGCGCATCAACCACGACGAGATGCAGGCCAGCATGAACGCCGGCGCCTACGCCCTCGGGCGCAAGACCGACGAGCTCATCATCACCGCCGCGGCGACCACGACCACGACCGCCGACGAGACCACCAACGGCGCGACCCTGGCATGGGCCACGACCTGCATGGTCACGATGGGCAACAACGATGTGCCCGACGACGGCGAACGCTACGGCCTGATCGGCTGGGAACAGTGGGGCAAGCTGCTCGCGCTCCAGCAGTTCTCCAACAGCCAGTACGTCGGCACCGACGACCTGCCGTTCGCCATGGGCACCCAGGCCAAGCGCTGGATGTCGATCATGTGGATGCCGTTCTCCGGCTTCGCCCGGTCGACCAACTCGACCAACTTCGTGTTCCATCGCTCGGCCATCGGCCACGCGATCGGCGCCGACGTGAACTCGACCATCACCTATGAAGGCACCCGTGCGGCCTACTGGGCGATGAACAAGATGCAGATGAACGCCTGTCTGATCGACACCCTCGGCGTCATCAAGTGCAGCCTCAAGGTGGCGTAAGCCACTAGGCCGGGCGATCAACGCCCGGCCACCTACCCTTTCAAGGAGCAAGCAAAATGGCACTCACTCGTTCTCAGATGGCCCTGGTCGGTTCCAGCGGGGCCGGCAAGGTCTGGCAGTACTACACGGCCGACGCCAAGGCGACCGTCGTGGCCGCGGACTACTTCCTCGGCATGTACAACGACCTCGTCGCCGGCGATGTCGTCCATGTCCGCGCCGTGGTCGGCGCCACCGAAGTCCACTTCGACCTGTCGATCCTGGTGTCCAGCAGCACGACCGTGACCTGTCTCTCGGGCGCCAGCCGGGCCTAAGACCCAGGGGGGCCGCCGGTGTAAGTCGGCGGCGGGGGAAAGGAGGGTGGTTTCGGCTACCCTCCTTTTTTTAAGAGGATGAAGCATGGCTCAAGAAGGACTGCCGCAGACCGCCATCGAAGTCTGCTCCCGCGCCATGGTCATGCTGGGCCTTCGCCCCATGACGTCGTTCTCCGAGGTCGGCCGCGACGAGGTGATCGTCGCTTCCTCGCTCTACGAGGTCGTGCTGGCCGAACAGATGGCCTCTTACCCATGGAAGTTCTGCTCCGGCCAGCAGCTGCTCGAGCTCGACAGCAGCGACCCGCTCGACCGCTACGAGAGCGCCTGGCACATCCCGACCCTGCCGACCGGCCAGCCCCACCAGATCCAGACGATCCGCGTCGCCGACACGCCGATCGGCTACGAGATCATGGGCCGGCGCATCTACTGCAACGCCTCCGACACCGACGAGGTGATCGCCCACTACCAGTATCGCGTCGAGGAACCCTACTGGCCGCCCGGCTTCACCCTCTCGATGATCTTCAAGATGGCCTATGTCCTGGCGATCGCCATCACCCGCAAGGACGCCCAGATCAAGGGCATGGCGATGTCCTATGACAGCCAGCTGCGCATGGCAAAGACCCGCGACAGCCAGTCGGTCACGACGAAGCGGCTGCGCCAGGACGGCTTCTCGCGCTTCCGGCGCGGCGGCGGCGGCGGCCAGTACGTCCGGGGCACGACTTCCTGATGCCCCTCATCCGCACCGTCCAGACCAACTTTTCCTCGGGCGCCATCAGCCCGTCGGCCCGCGACCGCATCGACCTCGCCAACTATCGCAACGCGGTCAAGACCCTGACCAACTGGCGGACCCGCCCGCTCGGTGGCGTCACCCGCCGGCCGGGAGCGGTCAAGATCGCCAAGGTCACGTATAGCGACTGCCAGATCGAGCCGTTCGTATTCGACAGCGACGAGGCCTATGCCTTCATCTTCTACAATCTCGCCGTCGACATCTACAACAAGCACACCCGCGCCTTCATCGCCACCATCGCCGGGCCGTGGACGACCGCGCAGGTCCTGGCGAACGAACTCAACTGCACCCAGGCGCTCGACAAGATCCATATCTCGCACCCCGATTTCGAGACCAGGATCATCACCCGCACCGCCGCCGCCGCGTTCTCGATCGCCACCATCGTCTACACGCCGAACGCCAACGGCGGGGTCAACAGCCCGTTCCACAAGTACGCCGCCTCGACCATCACCATCACGCCGAGCGGCACGACCGGCGCCATCACGCTCACCGCCTCGGCCGCGGCGTTCGTTGCCGGCCATGTCGGAACGTGGTTCAGGATCGGCAACTCGCCCCTCTCGATCACCGGCTATGGCAGCTCGACGGTCTTGAACGCCACGGTCGGCGCCATCCCGGTTGCCGCCGTCGCCACCTACGACTGGACCGAACAGATGTTCTCCTCGGTGCGCGGCTGGGCGCGCTCGACCGGCCTCCATGAAGGCCGCTTCTGGTTCGGCGGCTCGCGTGACGCGCCCAACACGCTCTCGGGCTCGACCACTTCCGACCCCTACAGCCATTTCATCGGCACCGCGTTGGCGACCGACGCGATCAAGGAAACCATCCGCGCCGACCGCGTGGCCGAAATCAAGGCCATCGTGTCGTTCCGCACCCTGCAAATCTTCACCGCCGACGGCGAGTTCTATGCGCCCTCGCCGCAGAACAGCGCGCTGTCGCCGACCAACATCAGCTTCAAGCAGCAGTCGGGCTATGGCTGTTCCAACGCCCGCCCGCGCCGCTTCGACCAGACCACGATCTTCATCAGCCGCGTCGCCAACTCGGTGCGCGAGTTCGTCTACGACGACGTGCAGCAGTCCTACGCCGCCGACAGCCTGACCTTTGCCGCCGCCCACCTGATCAACGATCCGGTCGACCTCGATGTCATGGTCGAGGGCCAGGCAACGCAGGAGGCTCTTGCCTTCCTGACCAACGGCGACGGCACGCTGGCGGTTCTCTCCAAGGTGCGGAAGGAGAACATCGGCGGCTGGGGACAGTGGACGACGCAGGGCAGCTACAAACGCCTCGGCGTGGTTGACCGCGAGGCGTGGGTGCTGGTCGAGCGCACGGTCAACAGCGTCGTCGGCTACTACCTCGAGGTGTTCGACGAGGACACCCTGCTCGACTTCGCCACCCGGGCCAGCGGCGCCTCGAGCGCGACGTGGGGCCCCTATACCGACTACGCCAACCAGGCCGTGCACGTCCGCTCGGCCAACCTTTACTTCGGCCAGATCACAGTCAGCGACACCGGCTATGTCGTCCTGCCGATCGCCGTCACCGAAATCGAAATCGGCTACAACTTCGTGCCGACCATCGTGCCGCTCAACCAGGAAGTCCAGATGCCGGACGGCACCTCCTTTGCCGAACCCCGGCGCTACGTCTCGGTGACGGCTTCGCTGGTCGACACGCTGTCCTACAAGTGCAACGACACCGAACTGCCCAACGGGCCGATCAACGAGGATCCCGGCGCCCAGCCGGTCGCCTACAACGGCCGCTTCCGCTCCTTCCTGCTGGGCTGGGGCACCGAGCGCGACGTCACCGTGACCGCCCCCTACCCGCTGCCGACGCAGATCAACGCTTTGTCAATCGAGGTCGAGCTATGAGCGCACAGATGGCCCTGATGGGCGTTTCGGCGGTCGCCTCCGTCGCCAGCGCCGCCAGCTCGATCAGCGGCGGCTACAAAACCAACGACGCCTACCGCAACAAGGCCAAACTCGAAGCCGCCTCGCTCGAGCTGCAGAAGGAAGAAAACGCGCTTCAGACCGCCTTGCAGGAACAGCGCCGGCGGCGCGAGATGGGCGAGCTGATCGCCATCAATGCTTTCGATGCCATCGCCCGCGGGGTCGGCGGCGGGGCCGGCTCGTCGTCCGAGGCGCTGCAAAGCTACAATATGGGCGAGGGCGAGAAAGACGTCGCCAACATCCGCCTGATGGGCGAGGCCCGCGGCCGCCGCCTGTCGTTCGCCCGCCAGCAGACGCTCAGCACGGCCGCCTACATGGGCCAGAGCGCCATCGAGAACGGCTGGATGCAGGGCATTTCCACGCTGGGCGGGACGGCGATGCGGATCGGCGGAAATACCTTCGGATAGGGTGACAGATGGCAAGCCAACGCGACCAGCAGCAGGTCCAGTACGTCCCGCAGCCGCTCGTCCAGCTCGACAACACCGTGCTGGCGCAGCAGCAGCAGAACAACGCCGCGGCCAGCAACATGCTGGCCAACTTCGGCACCCAGGTCGGCGAGCTGGCCGATGCCGAGGCCTCTCGCCGGGCGGAGGAGGATGCCGCGCAGATCATCAAGCGCGACGGCAACCAGATGATCATCCCGCCGGCCTCGTTCGACCCGTCGGGCTTCTCGACACGGGCCTACCGGGACACCTACGCCCGCACCGCCAAGGCGGCCTACACCCACGCCGCCGCGCAGGAGTTCTCCGAGCACGCCGCCAACGTCCGCGCCGCCTACCCCGTCGACTACATCGCGGTGCAGGCCAAGCTGACCGAGAAGCGCGACGCCATGCTGAACGGCCTCGACCCGGCGGTGCTGCCGTTCATGACGGCACGCTTCAACGGCATCATGGGCCAGGCCACGTCGCAGACGATGATGGCGAAGAAAACCCAGGAAGTGCAGGTTCTCGACCGTCGCGCCCAGGATGCGCTGGCCTCGTTCCAGCACGAGTCGGCCCGCTTCGGCTCGGGCTGGACGAAAGACATGCCGATCGAGGACATCGCCGCCAACAAGGCACTGTTCGGCGAGCGCTGGAAAGAGTTTGCCGCTCTTGCCGAAGGCGCCGGCTGGGGCCCGGAAAAAGTCGGCCTCGCCTACAAGGACACCCGCATCAAGATCATGATCGCGGAGCAGGAGGCTGGCCTGCGCAGCCTCGTCATTCCGCTGATGAACGGCGACGTGCCGGCTGCGGAGATCGCCCAGATCGCCGAGAACATCGACGCCTTCGCCAAGAAACTCGGCCCCGACGCCGATGCGGCGCGGACCCGGCTCAACGGCGTGCTGGGTGAAATCCAGCAGCGGGCAGGCCTGCGGGCACGGGCCGAAGAACAGGCCGGGCGAAACGAGACGCTGAACCAGGTCCAGGGACTGATCAGGCAGAATATCCCGCAGACGCCGTTCGACAGCCCGATGCCGGCCGACGCCATGCAGCGGCAAATCCAGACGGCGATGACCGAGACCATGCTTCAGCCGGGGCTCAGCGACAGCGTGCGGATGAACCGCGTCGCCATGCTCGGGCAGGTCAACACCGGCAACCAGAAGATCGCCCAGGACTTCATCAGCAGCCGCGTCATCGGCCTGGCCGGGCAGATGGAAAACCCCGAGCTCTCGGTCGGGCAGCGCGCCTCGGCCCGCACCCAGCTTCAGACCGTGCTGTCTGATCCCGACATCATGGACACCATGCCGGCCGGCATCCGCCACCACGGCCAGACGCTGGTGAATAAAACCTACGTCAACCCGATGGGAGAAAACGTCGCCCAGCTCTTGAGCGAGGGCCACCAGGGCAAGCTGGCGCCGCCCGCGCTCGGCAACCTCCGCAAGCAGCTGGTCGCCTCTGGTGCTGTCGGAAGCGGACCCGGAGCCCTCATGAGCGAAGCGAAGTTCGACACTTTCGCCCAGGCGGCGGCGGCGGCCTTCGACAAAAGGGAACACGCCGTTTCGACCTTCAAGGGGGCCCAGCAGGATTGGTCGAGCGGCAAGATTATGGACAAGGCGAAAGCCGACGCGGTGAAGGGCCTTGCTCCCTTCAGCCTCCCTGGCGGCGCCGGCAAAATCGACGCTAAGAACCCCGAGCATCTGGCGGCTCTTTCGTCCTACGTCTCGCGCTACGGCGTCGTTCCCGACGTAGCGGCCGAAGGCTTCAAGACGGTAATGCTGGGCGGCGACCCGGAGGCAATGCTCGACGCCCTGGCGGTCCACAACAGCATCAAGAGCGTCATCCAGCCCCGCAG